AGTGTCAGCATGACCCTGTTCCCCATCGCTGAACACATGTCCACAGAGCATGAACACACATAGGATAACATTAGTTAACACTAACTAACACCATACAACACCGCCTCGCTCCGCTCGGCGTGGACTCGCTCCGCTCGTCCTAGCTCCGCCCACACTACACAACGTTGGTTACCACACTACCACACGCCACCACGCAAGAATGTTCCACGTGAAACAATGACACGCTAGGGTCGGTTGTGGATTATGTGAAATTATAAAAACACTTGTATTCTAGAATAGGTGTGCTATACTATAGGTGAAAAGAAGGAGGGTCACAACATGACTAAAGAAAAACATAAAGAGTACATTCAAAAACAATATGATTATGTACTAGAACAAATCAGTGGTTGGCATGAGTCAGTTAATGTGTTAAAATCTTTATCTGATTATATTATTGATTGTATTGATACAACTGAGGAAATCTATAATGATAAAGATATTGATTTTCAATCTTACTCTGAATTAAGTGAAATGATTAACTATAAATTTAGAGAAGTTTGTAGGATTGTAAGGAAGGGCTAGCGTATGAGTAATTATACTAGTTTGAATCGTTTATGTTCTGAATTAAATAGAACGCTCGGTGTTACAAGTGACATCGAGCGTGAAAATCTTATTCATTCTTATTATAATCAAGGACTGATAAGTTACAGACAGTATTATCTTTTACTTGTTAGTGTTAGGAGACACGAGTACATTAATAATACATTCGTTTCTATGTATAGTGAGAATTGGTAGGTGGTAGTTATGGAAAATTTTTTCGGTAGAGTAATATTTTTACTTTATAATGATGTAAAGGTTGCCAAATATGAAATTTCATACAATGAGAATGATACTTGTAATATTGATTTGAATTTGTATCATCCTTTTAATAGACATAGGACTATATTAGAAAATATTAAGGTTAACGATGTTGACCATGCTGTTTTAGATTATGTGACTATGCAAGCTTATTATGATACAGAAGATCGCAATAAAATGTTTGCGTTTGAGGTTGTAAGCTTTTTACAAAACAAATTAACAAGGAGGTTAAATAATGTTATTGATTGATACTCCTATAAGCTTAGAGTTTTATTTCACATTCGATGGTTTAATTGTAATACATAATACAGACTATCAAATTGTTCAAGATGTATATAATAAGTATTATGAAAAGTATGGTGCTAAACATGAATATTATTTATATACTGTTTGTAAATATTAAAATAAAAGAGTGCACTAATGGCACTCTTTTATTTTAATATTTACTCAATATATAACTTAATAATCGTTTTGTTTCCTGGTTGTTATAATAAACACACCCATCACGATATGATCGTATTAACATATTTAAACGTTGATCTTTACGCCATAACTTAGCTATCATCATATTCTCGCGGTTATTACTACCAATGGAATAACAATACCCGTATTCTTTATTAATTTGTTGGTTAATGTATACATAGCCTGTATTCATATCAATCCATACACCATAATAGATATCATCATAGTATAGTGTACATAAATAATCGCAAACATTCGTTTTCTTTTTAATAAAATCGTTTGTATCATATGCAAACTTACCAGCGTTATACTCTCCGTAAGTAGTTCCGGATATTAATTTATGGAATTTCGATTTTTCTTGATTTCCTTTTTTATATTCATTTTGACAGATTTGAACAACAATTTGCTCGATGGATTCACTACCTTTAAATGTATTAAATTCCTTGGTTGGGTCGGGTGTGATACCAAAATAACTAAAATAAGGGTTAACGATACTTGCGTTATTAGCTAGTAAATATACATGTCCTTCTCTTTGTCTAAAAATAGAATCAATGATATTTAATAAGATCTCAACTTCATTCGGGATGTACGCGTTAAATCCTGCATTTTCCGGTATAAACTCATCAACAATAATTGTATCGATATCTACATAACTCGTTGATTTTAAACTTGCAAAGGCTGTTAAAGATGTCGCGTATCCCATTTCACAACCATTGATATAAAAGGTGGTAAAGTTGCTACCACCTGTAATTTTAAACTCATCATCTTTAAAATTTTCAAATTGATCATTAAGAAATGTTTTGATTTTCTTTAGGTCTGTTTTGTAACGACGTAGATAAAGAAATTGTTTCCCTTTTTTCTTGTATCGACTGATACAGTCTTTTTTGAACCCATAGGTTTTACCGATACCACGACCGCCAATGATGAAATTTAAAAATTTGTTGTATGACTTTATGTTGATAGGACTGTACCAATTAATTGACTTTGTCATTTGAACACTCCATAAGGTAGGTAATTAATACCTCTTGAATTTAATTCACCGCCTGCCATCCATCTACGTTTACCACTGCTACCAATCCAACTAATCCACACATAGCCATCACGCTTTACATAACCGTCATATCGCACACTCATACCATTTGTATAATATAAACCTGTATCATTGCCCTTTTGGCTTGGTGCTTCTCTGATTTTAATTGTACAATTTGGGTAGAAAGTACCATATTCCTTAATAAAATCTTTTGGGATTTCATTTAATACCTTTTCACTTTTTTCATCGCTTAAAATCATAGCTTTAGGCATGAATGCGGTATCGAATGTAGCTGAATATGGTAGTGAAACAATATTCACTAAACCGTTTTTATCTCCTTGGTTAGCTCCTAAAAAGCGACCGTATACACCGTTTATATCGCTATCAAAAATCGCGACATGACTCCATGGTGTAATGTTTGGTACTTCTTTAAATACAACAATTGCACCTGGCTGTAATTCTGTAATTTCAACACAATTGTATGCCATTCCATTTGTTTGTCGGTTTAACCAAATATCTTTAACGTATCCGCTACTTGTACAATTTGCGCCTTTAAATCCGTTCTTTTCGCACCAGTCAAAATACAAATCCCAACATTGCGAACCGTAAGCATGGTCACGGTCTACATATGTACCTAATACTTTTTTTCTATAATCATAATATTTATTCACATTAATATTCATATTTACCTCCTAAAAAATATTAAAGAATAATCCATATTCTTGTAATTCCGCGTATAACTCGTTTTCGATGGTAATAACTGCACGCCGTGAGCCTTGTAACACTTCCGCTAACGTTTGGATACCGATATTACCTTTACGCCTAAAGCTATACTCTTCATGCCCTGTCGTGTCATTAGCGCTTTTTGGTTTCGTGATAGTTTTTGCAATGTTATTAACATAGTCGTTTGTTTCAATGTCCACGCGTCCCTCCGGAGTTACAGACTGTAAAGCAATGCTCGTATCTTCTCCACTCGCTTGTGTGTTACCTCGACTATCACGCGTATAAGTTTCTGTATAGTTCGTGTTTGCTGTTGGATCGTCCTGGTCTTGGAATGGGATAGTTTTAAACAAAGTAAAATATCTATCCATATTGATTTCAAACCAGTGTTGAAGCTCGAATTTCCAATACGCATATGTTTCTTGTCCGATTTCATCGAACCAAAAATGTTTTAAAATGCCCGTTTCTAATGCCTTACGTCTTTCGGGATCGTCATAAAATGCATAGTTAAAATCGAAAATCTTTTTTCGTGCGATCTCTAACACTTCCATATCGCTTAATTCATATTGAGCGTCAATTAACTCTGTAAATGCTAGGTTGTGGCATACACCGCATATTGTTTCAGTGTTTTCCGCAAGCACCGGACTTTGTAAAGTTAACAAATAATTAGGTACTTTTAATTTTTTAAACATATTAATCACCTTCTTTTTTAATTGTTAGGTCGTCTTTAAAATCTGAAATACTTGTATCACCGTCTAACTCAATCAATTTCAAGATGTCTTCAAAATCCTCATATGGTGCAAACTCAACACTAGCGTTTAAATTAAATTTCTTGTTCAATTCTTCAATCGCTTTTTTACGCTCACTAAGCCAAATATTACGAGACGCAATAACCTGTTGATTGTTTGCGTTGACCTCATCCGCTACTAATCGCTCTTTTTTGTCCATGTTTGCATTTTCAATTCCTAATAGAGTCATACACTCACGCAAAATCGCTTGTTTCATACCGTGTAACTCGTCCGCAATAAACGGTGCGTTTGTTTGTAGTACGTTAACGTCTTCCGTTCTAAATCCTTTTGAAGTAAAGATCGTTTGAACCCCTTGTAAGATTTTCTTCATGAAAACTTTGAATTGCTGTAACATACGTTTATCACCTGTGATGATGTACGGCGTCCATTGCATTGTCAAATTTTGGTCCATCGTGCGACTTGTTAGTGCTAGTTTTTTAGCGAAAAAATTTAAATATGGAAAAATACCAACATATAAAGGACTGTTTTTCATAATTACACACTCTTCATTACTTAAATTCTTTTTAACAAGTGGACTTGTAGATACAGTATGATATTCGGTTGGCATTTGATAGTGGTTTAACTTACCACCTAATGTAATTTCACTACAAATTAACCCTAACCTTTCATCATCATAAAAGCCAATGTAACCGCGTGTTTGTAAAACATATTCTAAATAGAATGTATTAATGGATTCGGGTAAACCTTTATATTTAAACATGTTTAAACTTAACATTTGTAAGTATGTGTAATAAATAAAGTCAGCCTCTCCATTATTCATCGTAGCAACATCAACAGCATTCCTACAATAATCTGTGAACGAACTTGTATCATTCAATAAATCCATTTTTAATCATCTCCTTTTAATTATAGGTTAAATAAAAAAGGTTGAACTGTCAACCTTTTATATTAATGTACTTTCTTTTCTTTATAGTTTCCGTATTTGTCACACTGTGTATATGAATATCTTTCACCGTTATTTTGAGAATAGTCACCAACATTCTTATTGTGCCATAGTGTAATGCCATTATCAAACACCCTTTTGATTTTTTCAAGATCGTTCGGGTCGATGTTTGTACCTTTTATATTACATTTTACCGTCTGAATATAGTTCCATGATACTTTAGATTGTAAATTAGGGTAGTCAACTGTATTTGTAGCATATCCGCGCATGTTCCATATTTTTTCTAATTTCTGTTTGTATTCATCTGTTGGTCTATAAACGTATAATACGAATGTATTTAAATCTAGTGATATTTGTCGCATTAAATCATTCGAACCGGTTACAATACTGTCGGCAGTTGCTTGTGCGTCATGAATACGTGCGTTGTAGCTATCCATAGCGTTTTGTATGTTGGTTTGATTCTGATATTGTGTTGTTAACTGTCTTAATTGGTTACCAATTGCGGTTGATTGGCTGTTAGCACTTGCTTGTGCGTTTGCATTTGCAAGTGCGTTTGCATTTTGTAAGTTGGTCTGTTTTGTGTTGATTTGGTTTTGCATGGCTGTTTGTCCAATGCCTAAACCAGCTCCAACCAAACTACCAACAGCACCACCGATATTACCGGTTAACGCGCTGGCAATACCACCACTTAAACCACCTATAGCGCTTATACTAGCGTTTATCATATTCGACTTATTGTGTAAATCATTCAAGTTACTAGCTAAATTAGCATTACGTGCGGTAACACTTAAATTCAAATTATTTTGTAAGCTTGTTTGAGCACTCAACGCATTACCGGTAGCACTGGCTATAGCTGAATTTGTTTCGTTCGATCTTCTAATATTGGATAATCCTACATTCATAGAGTTACGTGAGGATTGTAACATTAAAGCAGTGGTATCGCTGATAATAGGTAAGCTTGTCTCATATTGCGATTCAAAAGAATTTTCCAAGTTGATTAAGTTTGAATATAAATTATCCGACTTAGTAACCTTATAATTCAATGGCATTATATCTATCTTCGCACTGTTTGGTGAACCTATACAAATAAATTGTGCGTTTTTCATATCTTGCCATAACTCATTTTTAAAAGCTTTTGTCGTACCATTATTGTCACTAATTAATAAATAACTGTATGGGTACGTGTATAATTTTGTATATTGAGTGAAACCAATAAAAGCTGGTATATCATATACACGTGTTTTTGGATATGCGCTTAAATCATTTTCAATCATTGAATTCATTGGTTTAGCTTTATATGTTAATATTTGATAATCACCTTGTTGTTCGCCACTAAAACAGTCTCTTTTAATGACAACTTGCCCACTTTCGACAACTAAACCAGGAATAGAATTCGTCACAACGATAGATACACATTTACCTACTAATTTCTCATTCTTTCGTATAGCGTCTAATATTTTTGAAAGTCCGCTAATTGTTACAGTTTGACCGCTCACACTTCCAATTTTTAGTGTGGTTATATCCGTTCCAATGTCTCTATTAAAAGGCAATATATAATAATTGATTTGGGATGGTGTTCCTAATTGTGGATTTGTAAAACTATCTTTTCCGGACATATCACAAGTCATACCAATAACAGCGAAACTAATACTTTGAGTAATGTCTATTAAATATTGTTTATCGCTAATTAAATCCGTTCCAATCTCTAAATTCTCCGGCTGTGTGTTAATACAAGGTCGATGTACACCATCACCAGTATCATAATATTGTGGTCTATGCTCATATGCGATGTATGATTCCATAAAGTTTTCTTCAATTTCAAACCTCCATGTCTGTATTACATCCGTTTCAAAACTAATACTAGTGGCATTGTCATTTAAGTACCCTAAACTTGTGATAAAACAATAAATCCATTTTGCTTTATTTCCTGTAGACCCATTTTGATAAATCAAATAATTGTATAAACGTAGATCATCATAAACACCCGGTACAACTACCGTACCATCTTTTCTTTGATACGTATAATTTTCAAAAACGATATGATCATAGTTATTTATGAAAAAATTAAATTGTTTTTCGGGGGTATCGAATGCACCCCAAAATGTATTATTCATTGCGTCAATTTCTAAACCCTTTAAAAGATAAATTTTACTTTGTGGTGTAAATTGACTGTTTACGACTCCTATACTCATTTTAATCAACTCCTTTTATTTTATATTAGTAAAAAATAGTTGAATGTTCAACTATTTTATTTATCTTTTATGTAGTCATATATCTCACGTGCTTTAGTTCCTCTTTGAGGTTGGTTAGGGTCAGCTGGTCTTTCATAGTTCGCTAAAAACTCAATCGCTAATGTATAAGGGTCAGCAGTCGATTTTGAAAAGCTTGCGAAACTTTCGGGATAGGCTGGTGTAGCAATCCATTGTTGATTATTTTCCATTTCCCATTGGATGCGCTCGCATTCACCTTGACCAAACTTTGAAACATCCGGGTAATATCCTTTTTCTTTTAGCCAGTCAATTATCTTTGTCCAAGGCGTCCATTGTACTAAACCGTAACCTCTAGACGCGACCGGTTGCGCAAAAGGCACATCACCCTCCCACCGGTTCGGGTTAACGGTGCTCTCAAAATAAGAGTTTCCTAATATACCAGCAACCGCGTTTGCGGTCCAACCTTTAGCCTTGAAAAACTGCCAAAATGCGATCCAATTTTGTTTGGACTCATCTTCTGTAAGTGGTCGCGTATTATTGATATCACCGGGAATAAACCATTTACTTGTTGGTGTTGGTGGTTCGGGTTTGATCTCTTCTTTTGTTTTATAAAAACCAAAATCAATTCCTAAACCGTCTAACATGAAATAATGTTTAGTGTATTTATAGCTTGGTTCGGGTGTTGGAGGCTCACCCCCTTCAAACGTTTTCCATGCTTGACCGTATCCATTCACGATATTTGTATCATTTACATAAAATACATTATTGGGTAGCTCTGAACCACTTAACGCATAACATTGATTACCATATCTACATGTAACACCATAGTACACAAGACCAGCGTTCTGTGTAAATGTTTGGTCGATGTGACAGTGGTCACCCGTAGCCATACCAGCCGTACCCGTATGATAGATTAGATCACCTTGTTTATATTGTGTTTCTGTTGGTGGGTTCGGGTCATGCGTAAAACTTACAGTAACATAGCTTAATCCGTTTGGTGTCCATACGGGATTGTCTGAACTATAGGCGCGTGTATTACCTTGATTATCACTATAGCATAAATGACAACTAAATGGAGCATACACGGGTACACGTACCTGCCCATTAATTGCATTATCAAACGGATGTCCACAGCAGTGTGACTCAGCTGTAGGACTTGACCATTGAGTAATGTTCATTGTTTCCATAGGAAAAAGGCAAACCTCATGCCCATCATGCATTAACTTTTGACCGGCTTTCATAAATTTAACTCCTCCTCTATTATTGTTAACTCGTGTAGTTTCTCTTTACATATATTATATCTTTCATAATCCACATCCTTTAGTATGTGCATGGCTTGCATATAAAACTCGCTATAAAAATAAACGCTTAAACCTTCCGGTAAATTATAGGGAATATCTTCCGGTTTAGTCATTTTATAAATACTCGATAATTCACATTCTTTTTTATCCATAATTAATACCTCCTACTATATAATAAAATAAAACTAGCTTATGAGCTAGTTTTTTCTAAAATAATGGAAATACACGCGTCAACATAGCATTGCCCTTTAATAGGCGTAGCTGTTTTAAGCTTAGCGAAATATGGTAAATATTTCATAGCTAATTGAGTTGTTGCGTTTTGTAATTCATCTTTTGTTGTTGTAACAGTCACAGTATCCAACATTAAATAAACATAATCTAGTAATTCACTTGTGGCTGGGTCTGTGTTTGGTTGTATTAATTTACACATGTTATTATTTAATAATGATCTCTTAACTGTATAACCTTCTAAGTCTAAACCTCTAACAAAAATAGTATTAGTATAATGAGGTGCATTTGGTAAATAGCTAAAATTATATTTAAAATAATAATCTAATTTTTTAATATTTTTATCTTTGCTTTCAGTTAAAACATAATATCCACCGCCTTCATTTTTATTAAGTGAAACATTATTTTCAACGGTTGGTGTAGGCTCTGTTGTCCAAGGGAAAATATTTTCGCTTGTATCACTATATTTCTGTTGAATTTCAACGATATTAACTTTACCTGTACCGCTGTTGATAATAGGTTTTGTGTCCATAATATTGTTTTCAAGCCATAGAGTACATTCTAAATCTGAATCATAGATAGATTTTACACCAAGTTCTGAGTTAATTATATTTATATTAAAATACATGTTTGCGACTGAAACATCTAATAAAATTTTATTAGTTAAGTTCAATAATTTACAATTATTAAATGTGATAGTCATAGGTACACCTTTATTATCATGTTGTACATAGATTAATCTTGTCGCTTCATTGAATACAAGTATACTACAATTATTAAATGTTAAATTATCATTTGTAATAAATATTGTTTGTGTTGAATTATTTCTATCTACTTGAATACGACAGTTATTAAAAATAAAATCATATCCTGTATTACCAAACATTATAGTTTCACCGTGTGAACCGTCTGTATTATAAAGAAATTTAGTATTATCAAAAAAACGTTTGTTTCCATTATAACTACCTGTGCCATAAAATAAATTAGTATTAATAACATAACAATTTTTTAGTAATGTAGATTCATCAGTCCCTAATAAGGTTTCAAACATAGTATTTAAGTCGTCAAATACACATAAATTAAATACTGTATTTTCTAATACATTAACAAATTTCTTATTACTAAAACCGAACGTATCACGGTAAAAACGAACTCTATATACATAACAGTCCGCTAATGTACCACAAAATTCATTATCACGTAATTTTATTTGTGAGTTAATACCAATAATAGTAACTGCTGTTATGTCATTTAATTTACTATCAATTACATATATTTTATTACTTAATAATACGTATTTACCTGTTTCCAATGCTTTAGCAAAACAATTATTAAATGCTACTGAATCAAATGTTTCACCATCACCTACAGCTCCGAAATTTTCGGGTAATAAGAAAGGGAAACTTTCATTTTTAGTGACTTCCTGCCACAATGTACTTTTAAATGTTTCTAAATTTGTGTTAACTAGATTCTCAACCGTTGTATTTAATGTTGGTTGTAGCTCGGTCCATTTTTCATCAAACTTTGTATTAGTTGTTGTTTGTGCCAGTTCAATAACTTGAGGTTTTAATTCTTCCCATTTTTCATTGAATGTCGTTGTTGTTTGTGTTTTAGCTAAATTGTTAACCATTTCTGTTAATGTTGGTTGTAGTTCTTCCCATTTCTCATCAAATTTATTACTTGTTGTTGTCTGTGCTAATTCAATCAATTGAGGTCGTAACTCTTCCCATTTCTCATCAAATTTATTGCTTGTTGTTGTTTGTGATAATTTGATAACTTTCGGTTTTAATTCTTCCCATTTTTCATTGAATGTCGTTGTTGTTTGTGTTTTAGCTAAATTGTTAACCATTTCTGTTAATGTTGGTTGTAGTTCTTCCCATTTCTCATCAAATTTATTACTTGTTGTTGTCTGTGCTAATTCAATCAATTGAGGTCGTAACTCTTCCCATTTCTCATCAAATTTATTGCTTGTTGTTGTTTGTGATAATTCGATAACTTTCGGTTTTAATTCTTCCCATGATCTATTAAATTGTGCAATTGTTGTATCTGTTGATAATTGTATGATCGTAGGTTTTAATTTTTCCCATTCCTCATTAAATTTATTTGTTGTTGTTTCCTCGACTAGTGTAATAACTTGCGGTTTTAAAATATCCCATTGTTTTTTAAATTCGGCGTCTGTTGTGTCCTGTGCCAGCTTAATAACAACCGGTTTTAATTCTTCCCATGCCTTATTGAATGTTTCAATTGTTAAATTTGTAACAAGCTCAATAACTTGTGGTTTTAGAATTGACCATTTATAGTCAAATTCCTCATCTGTCCATTCTTTCGTTGCTTGCTCTAATAAAGGAACTACCGTATTCCATGCCTCGATTGTTTCATTCATAGCCGTTACGAGTGTATAAACGTATCCTTGTAAATAGTTTAAACACTGATAAACATTCATACCGGTATTAAATGCACTTACATATTGCTGGGCTAAATTTTTACCGCTTAACTTTAAAGGCTCGAACTCAGGTAAAAAGTTATTGATCTCAAATTCTTCATGTAATTCTGAAGTAGAAATACTTTCGCTCGTAGATGTTTCACTTGAATTTAAAATATTTTGTTTTATTTTATCAAAATCCATACTATTCACCTTCTTTATATCCGATTAGTTCTTTTAGTTTATCCGGTAAGATATCACTATTGATTTTAGAAATGTTTTCGATAATGCTCACAACTTCCGTGATAATTGCATATGTGCAAATCACCGGTACTAAATCAACTCCAAAAGGTAGAGTTAAATAAGTTTCCGCATAGTTAATAGCAATACCTAATGTGTAACAGAAAATAAATCCAACCTTTTTAAAAAGCCCGTCTCTTAATTTGTTCGACTTGATTTGTTCGCCTTCTCGTAAAGCACCAACGATACCTGTTACCAAATCCAAACCGTTAAAAACTAATGCCACTAGAATAATTTTCATTTTAATCACCTCTTTCATTTTCTATAATATAAAAAAATAGTTGAATGTTCAACTATTTTTTAACTGCCTATTTTTCCTTGTCCTAACCATTTTCCATTTTTACGAATTCGACTCGTACCTTGGTTTTCTTTTCCTACTTTATCATAACTATATTTTGCTATGTCCTTCCATGAGTTTGATTTTCGTATCTTTAAAAATCCACTGTCTTTATTTAAGGATTTTAATACACCACTTTTACGAATACCCCATGGTCTAAAGTCGGGAATAACTTGTTGAATACTGTAAATATTCGAGTGTGGAAAAGTAACATCCTCACCTTGTAATTCAATTTTAATGTGTGTTGTATCATTTGATAATTGAATAAATTTACTCCACTGGCTAGCTCTTGCCGTACCATCCCAACCTTGTCGATAGTTTAATGGCATTTGTCCGGTATGTGTAAATATCTTTTCTCTTAATAATTGCGTCCATGATTGTTGATTGTCTGTTGACTTAGATACAATAATAAAATAGTTATATGTATCTGAAGTATCACCAACATAATACCCATCCGCTACATACTGCTGAGCGTCTGTTATAGCATAACCAACTAAATCTAAAATAAATGTTACACCATAATTTCCATTATCTGTAAAGTTAATTCCTTTACCGTATCCGGACGCGTGCGCTGTTGCTAACGGTGCTCCAAAAGGTCCGGTGTTATCCGGTGAGCCACCTAAAACAACATTTGCATACGGTCCGGTGTTGTCATATGCCCCGTAAAAATACTGCCAAGCCATTAGACACCACCAGCCAAATCATTTTCACTAGCACCGTTATTTGTACGGATGTATGAACCGCCGTCAACACTTCCACCAAAAATATTAATATTACCGGTTGCAATGTTTCTACCGTCTGTCATGTGACCGTCAAAAATCGTATCACCCGTTTGTGTCCAAGCTCCACTATTCTTTAAGTTAGTTAACAAGATAGATAAATCGTCATACATTTTACCGATTTTAGAATCTTGATTATCAATATATTGATTGATCGTATTATTCACATATTGCGTTAACTCCGGTTTTAATTCTTCCCATGACTGATTGAATTGATTGATTGTTGTTTGTTTCGTCAACTCAATAACTTGAGGTTTTAATTCTTCCCATGATTCATTGAATTGATTAATCGTTGTCTGTTTTGTTAATTCAATAACTTGAGGTTTTAATTCTTCCCATTTCTCATTGAATTGATTGATTGTTGTTTGTTTCGTCAACTCAATCACTTGAGGTTTTAATTCTTCCCAGTGTTTATCGAATTCACTTTTAGACAGTTCAATACAATATTTAATCATGTCCTCAATATTTTTATTCCATTTTTTAACAACATCATTTACAGCCTTAACCAGCCAACCAATATAACCTTGTAAGTAATTTAAACATTGGTAAATATTCATACCCGTATTAAATTCACTCACATAGTTTTGAGCTAAATTTTTACCGCTTAACTTTACCTCGTCAAACTTAGGCAAAAAATTATCAATATCTATTTTGATTTCTTGATTTTGCTCAAACTGTTCTTTAATTGTTTGGCTTGCTGATTGTTTCTTTTTAGTTTTTCTTAACATGATCTCACCACCTTCAAATACATACTAATACAAAATAAATAAAAATAAAAGAAAAAGAGTTAAATTAATAACTCTTTTTCCTAAGTTGCAATTTACCTAAATAATAGAAAGGAGGGGTGTCATGTCCTACTCATGACACCGATATTATAACATAACTATACGTTATATACAACCTTAATATCACAAGTTACGTTAGAAACTGTATCTGTAATTGTTACAGTTGCTAAACCTTCCGCGTCAATAGTGTCTAAACCTTCAATCTTAACGTGTTTCAAATCGCTTTCGATTGTAGCTTTAACTTTATCATCTACACTAGATGTAGCTGTTAAACTATACTTAGCGTTTAAACCACTTGTCTGAACTGTAAATGGTACCGTAATAGTCGCACCTTTACGAACTTCAACTACTTGTGGGTTTGAGTAAATCGCTGTAACTTTTTCCTCAACATTTCCGGATACAAACGCAATTGCGTTTGCAAAACGGCTTGTTGCAATTCCTTCCCAGTGATGTAAGAAATAATTCCAGTATAACCCTTTAGCATTATAAGCAACGCCTACACTGTATTTTTGGTCAAATACACGATAAATTTCTGAGTCACAAACAATAGCCTCAATAGTACCTTGTGCCGTGCTTGGTAAAGTCGGTAACACTAATACATGAGTTTTGAATTGTGCGAACTCTAATTGGAATGTTTGAGCCAACCAATCAATATTTAAGTAACTATTTGTTTTACCGTTTAGAATGACGTAAATGTCGTCGTACTCATTCTGTTTAGTAACTGCCATAGCATTATATTCATTTGTCGGCTCAGTTAAATAAGATACGTATTCTGTAATTTTACGGGCTAATTCTTTCGCTGTATCCGTATCTGTTACGGCGTTCGTATTTACAATTTTCATGTGTCCATTTTCATAATGAGTGACTAAAGCGGATTTCATATAATTATAATCATCCTTATTATCACCATTATACATAGAGTCAACAATACGTGCAATCAAACTATTTACACCATCCCAAGTAACAAAGTATTTACGTAAATCATCATCCGTGATAGTTGCTGGATAGTATGATTTTCTGTTTACTACGTAGAAAGCTGTTTTAATATCCGGTAAACTTCTCTTAAAAAGAGTGTTTTCCGCGTCCGCTTGATTGTATTCGTGCTCTTTAGCGCACTCAACGAAATACTCTTCCATAGTATAACCAAGTGGCATATTCTCCATTTTGAACGGCGCTAGCTTGTTTGTTAAAATATTTCTGTGTGCGATCACTTTACCAATACGTGTTGCTAAATTCATAAACTCAACGCCTAAAGTATCCGGATATTCTAATAAACCGTTCATAAATTCTAAAGAACTTGTTTCATTTGGGTCTCCAATTGTACTTCTAAAGTTACTAGAACTCATTGCATACATCGCACTTGCGACTTCTTTGCCGGTAGGTTCATGGTCCATACCTAAATCATTTTGTAACGTTTTAGTTACATCTTTTCCTGTTGTTTTTGACATCTAAATCACCTCTTTCATTAAATCCCTAATTTTCTTAAATCCATTGGCGCTTCATGTTTTGACTTTTCTCCGCCGGACTTTTCGACGCCAATTTGCATAAATAGTTTAGAGTTTGCCTCTGTTAATGAGGTATTCTTTTCAACTAATTTTGTATTTTCAGCTTTTAAGTTGTCCAATTCTGTATAAGTTTTTTCAACCTCCGCTCGCATATCATTCAGCATGGTTGAGCGCTCCGCTTGGTCCTCGACTGTCAATACTTCCGTAAACTTGTTTCTAAGTTCATCACGTTCCATTTTTACACATCCCTTCTAATTATTAATATATGCTAATAATATTTTAAAGTCAATATAAAATAAAACCCTCTTTTAAGAAGGTTTTAAAAATATAGGTTGTAAAGTTTAAAGTGTTACCAGCTAGTTTACTATTCCTATATATGCTACCGGTACGTTTCACCGTAAGTAAACCCGGTATACATGTCTGATTTCCGTTCTTTATTCCTTACGTTCATATATTACCATGTTATTCACGTTTTGCCAAATCTTCTTTAACTTTATCTTTAACGTACTGGCTAAACTTTTTCTTTTTCAATAAATCTTCAATATAGTCAACGACTTCAACTTCATTTTTATTGACGCAAACACAATATTTATTAACATGATCTCGATACCATTTATTTCGATTTTCTTTTGACTTCTCACTCAACATTATCATCACATCCTTTTTCATCATCTTCTTTTTCATCCTGCCATACTAACGGCATACCTAATATATAAGTATGAACAAAATCACTCGTTTCATGGTTTACAATGCTCCAGCCATTTTCTAAATATTGGTTTAACATATCAATATCTTTTCGATAGGCGGTATAATCATAATCTTTTATACTTCTCACAACCACCACTTTATTTTTGAGTGGTGGATTTCCGAACATAATTTCATTAAATTCTTTTAGAGTCTTATCACACTTTTTAAATATTGCGTTATCATGATGATAAACTTCATAGCTTAAACTATCGAGTTCTTTATTCAAATATTTATAATTATCAGTTAATGAATCATATTTACAATATATAATCAAACAAAAAACTGCTAATACAATAATACAAATTAAAATCATTAAAAACATAAAATCCATTTTATACTCCTTTACTCCTTTATAATCCAAATAATCATTAATACCATTCCTATAATATATACGACAAATAGAAATGTTACGCTCAAACAACAAAATGCCATAAATAAATAATACAATATATTTGTTAAAACACTTATCACTTTATCACCTTCCTTATCTACTTTTAATGCTGAATTGTCTATCGACTAATACAATACCACCGGGTACATGTGTCTTTTTTAAGCAATCATTAATAACATTTCCAACTCTAAAGTTGTCATATGTTACATTCTGTTTAGCTTTTTGTGTCATACCCGCGCACTTTACATTCAAATAATAACAAACGCCACCACGAATATAATACAAATTATCTTTACAGTCATTTTCACTTATATATTCTTGCTGGTGCTCTACATATTCCTTATAACTTATTTCGATTTCTTCCACATAGGACTTAGCGCCAATAAAATAAGATCGTGTAAACACTGATTCTAAACCCCAATAACCTAATTCCTTATCGTCAATAATATCTTTAATAGCGTCCGGAACTTGTGTACCAACTAAATGTATTGAATCCGTGTCAATGTATGCGACTCTGTGAATACCTACTTTTTGTGCTGTAGATATTGTATATTTACGTGCGTATGCTGTTACAAATTCTCCGTAAGGTAAATAAATAGGATCTCTAAATTGTTCGTCAATAACCTCTTTAACCTCACCATCTTCATAGGTAGTATACATAGGATCGTGCAATCTTAACACGCCGTCGTCCTTATCAATAAATGGAATTTTAGGTGTTACATTTGGATTCGTTGCGAATTTGCCATAAACCGAATTTAATTGACGCTTAGCAATAAATCTTTGAGCGCCTTTTGAATTCTTTTTAACTTCCATTTGTTCATCGATAAACTGACTTGCAATACCTACACAACCCCTAAATTTATAGCCATTAATAAACTCAACATCATAAATATCATATTGTTCATTGAATAACTGCCAATCAACACTCGTGACAGTCATTCTCACGATATCACCGTTTGAGCTGTCCACATATTTTTTACTACCAAAAAATCTAGAAAACTTATCTAAGCTAATACATGGTATATAATCTTTTTTAATATCAAAAGCAAAACTAACAACACCTACCCATAGCGGATATTCATCATCCTGTTGGTATTCACCTTCAAAATATATAGGCGTATCATACGGCAATAATTCATAATACATACGACTAGGAAAAAGTGAATTTACGTCAAATACTATTCCTTGCCCTATCTCTTTTTCTTTGAGTTCCGGGTTTGCCCACACAAAACCGCCACTATAAGCAGGTCTTAAATCTGTATCCACATTCATTTCTAACGGTGGGAATATCCTTTCGAATGCCATGGGTAAAGTTTTCTTAAAAGCCTCAAAACTACAGCTAGTGGCTGTCATTTTGTTAAATCCTAATTTAAAACATTCATTCAGTGCCATACCTTCAATATCAATATCATTAAATAGATAATCGACTTCATGTGGTGTTAACACGTGTCCTATTTCACGTTTAGCCTTATAATCTAGTTTTAATTTTCGTATTGGTAAATTGAAGTCGTGCGCTATTTTTTCAATACTAAATGGAATTAGTTTAAAACTATCCCATATGGTTGTTTTCGTTGACCGATAAATTGAATATTTCCACCATATTTCAATAGAGTACCATAATCCTGTATTCGATATAATTGTTTTAAAGCAACCGGTTTTAGGTTTATCTGAATATTCATAACCGTTACTTAAAAGCCAACTGACAATAAACTCACCGTCAAAAGCTAAATTGTGAAAATATAATTTACGTGTTTTCTTTTGACACCAATCAAAAAAACCATATATACTATTTCCATATTCTTTAATACTTGAATCGCTTACCAGGCTAGCACCCCAAGCCCACACGCGACAGTCTAAAGGGTCGGTTGTAGTTTCAAAGTCACACGCCCAAATCTCCTTAGGCTCTTTTTTCTTTGCCATACTACAACCCCCTTTACATTATTTATACTTAACCACACCACCACTAACATAGGCACGTCCGGTAAATACAGCTAAACTATCTTTCACATCGCTTAAATCTTCTCTTATAGCTTTACTTAATTGCTCGTTCACAAATTTCTGATTTTCTGTATATTCACGGCTTAAATCCAAATATTTAAAAGTATTTATCGCTTTTCGTTCTTGATACAACCATTTCAATAATTCTTTATCTGATAATGATCTCATATCTTTTAAAATTTGTTGTCCTTCTTCCTCTGTTATATTGTGCCCTCGTATTTGTTTTTCTATAGCTGTTTTATAATTCTCTCGAAACATGGTAATTTTCTTATTTTTCTTTTTTGTGTTTTCTTTTAGGCTTTCAATTCTATTTTTTAATTGTTTAGGATATCTATACGATTGAATATTAACGTGATGGACCGGCTCAAAAAAACCGCCTCTATCATCTTTTAATACTGATAAAGCCTGTCGGACTGAAATATTTGTTGATATACCGCCCTTTGTTTCTTTCAAATTATTTAGCCCAACACTACGAACTAACTTTTTTCTTTGTTTGTTCTGTTTATCCACTAACTTATTAGCCTGCTCGATGTCGTTACGGTTAAACACAACACCATACCGATTTTTTATATATCTATTTTCTTTGTTGAATTTTTCAATTGATTTTAAGTATTTATTAAATTCCTTACGATTATTAAAATCTTTTATAGAACGAATGTCATTAAAAACAACATCCTGCCCTAAATTTTGCGCTTTTGTAGCAGTTCGTTTAGCACTTGCTATAGCATTTCTAAGTCGTTTTACATCTTTCGTACTTTTTCGCATTTTAGCCATTTTAAACACCCCCTTTTAAGCCAAAATAAAAGGGTGTTTGGCTAACACCCTTATTTTATTAGGCTATTTCACAGCCATGCTTAAATATTTATTCGTGCTTGAGTTTGATTTTTTCTGAATAATTGTCACACATACCGGTTCTTTTGTCCAATCATAGTTAAATACTTGTTTAAGTTGCTTTAATGATTGCAAGAAAGGTTTACTATTTGTAGCATATGCTTTACCTTCTTTATCAATTACAGTGATTAGTTTACTACAAATAATCTCACCTGTTTTTTCATTTTCCTTTTCTACATCTTGCACGATGTAACCAGTCAAATACAAATCCTTACCTACTTGATCGCTTAGACCTTCCGCATTGTTAACAGCGTTGAACAAATTCACACGTTGCTCGTGTGTCATGTCCTCAGTCACAACCAAACCTGTGTTTTCCATTGTCATTACTTCATTTCCTAAATTTTCCATATTAATTTTTCTCCTTTTAGTTTTAACATTGCTTTTTCAATTAATTTATTTCAAGTTGTCTAATTTTGTAACCAGCATAACAATTTACAACCTACATCGCTTTTTAGTAAAGTCATAACACTTTAATGTCTTACATGGCACACCTCCATTAGTTCGTCATACTTCATATTTATTAATACAAACCACATAACCAACATTACAATTGATATTATAATGAAATTTATGTATCTGTTTGATACCTTATAGTATTTAAAATTACCTTTGCACTGCTGATAAATTTGATAAACAGATAATACTACACATAATAACCAACTTGCAAGTATTAAATTATTGTAAATACTCATAACCGCGTCTCACGTTTTCTTTAATCATATCCTCAAGCGATACAGCGCCCTGTAGAACCTTACGTTTAAATAATGTCATAGTACTATAGCGAAACGAATAACTAGCTATTACACTCTTTGAATTTAATTTCCTAATATCCATTCTTATTAAATGCCTACGCTGATATACTAGATTAAAGTCAAGTTTATAATCACATAAATACGTCTCTATAATATCCACAATTCTGTTGATATTATCCATAGTTAAGTCACTAGGATAGTGACCATGTTTATAAATTCTACTCATTGCCTACCTCACCCAACCTTTTTAATAACTCAATACGAATAAGCTTCTGTAATTTACTCGTATTATATCTAATAAGTACTTGCTTATCCATATTACTACCATAATATCCGAAAATCATTGAATTACATAATCGAATTGTAAGAGTAGTTGATAAATCAATCAATGATTTGTTTGAAAATTTTGATAGGTCTAACTTTTCAAAATCAATATTAATTAAATTAAAATATTTAATATCAACATCAATCATAATTGTTACCTCTCTACATCATAAGAATACATATTCACTATCAACATATTTAAGTAATTCATTTGATAAATCATTAACTTGTAACACCAAATAATTAAAATCACTAACTGATATGTCTTCATCTTTTAAGGCATTAAATAATATTATATTCATTGACCTAATACAATTAACTACTAAACCTGTTTTAAACTTATCAGTATCGACAACCTTAATAGATCGTAGAGCGATATTATAATTATCTAAAATTACACTATCATATACTTCTTTTAATGTCATTTCACATTTTAACATTTTCTTGTCCTCCTTCTTTTCACCTATAGTATAGCACACCTATTCTAGAATACAAGTGTTTTTATAATTTCACATAATCCACAACCGACCCTAGCGTGTCATTGTTTCACGTGGAACATTCTTGCGTGGTGGCGTGTGGTAGTGTGGTAACCAACGTTGTGTAGTGTGGGCGGAGCTAGGACGAGCGGAGCGAGTCCACGCCGAGCGGAGCGAGGCGGTGTTGTATGGTGTTAGTTAGTGTTAACTAATGTTATCCTATGTGTGTTCATGCTCTGTGGACATGTGTTCAGCGATGGGGAACAGGGTCATGCTGACACT